CTCCAGAAAAGGCGGCAGAACTATTGCAAACTCCAGGTGCATTTCGTGAAATTGAAAAATACGGTGGACGTGATGCATTGATGAAGATTGCTAAAGAAGGACATCTTGAAGCCGCCAAAGTACTCGCTTCAGGTGATATTAAAAAGATAAATGATGCTGGCGGTAAAGATTTCTTAGAACAAGTTGTTGCACGTGGCGCCGTAACTGTTCCAGAATCTGCGGCCAAGGAAGACCTTTCGCAATTTGAAAAAGAATTGAAGCTAAAAAGACCAAAAGGTTCCGGCTTGGCGGTAAAAAATAAACAAGCTGAATGGGATGCTCTCTACGGTAAAATTTATGATCCAGAAACAGGCAAAAGACTCGATTTATTAAATTCATCAACTGCTGGCGCTGGCCGTGGTTCTGCGGAGTCATCGGCTACTGATCCTAGAAGATTGGATTTGCAAACACCAACCACTACTCCTATTCCAGAAACACCAGCATCTTCTGCTGTTGTTGGTAAGATACAAGAGAACAATGATTTGAATATGCAATCAACCTTGACTGCTGGTGGTTCTTCTGTACCTTCTGTATCAGTCAATAGTTCGTCTACCTCTGTACCAGACCAAACTGTAACTTCTACTGCCACAACACGTGATGATACACCGATTCTCGATTTGGTTTTAAAGAGAGCAAAAGCACAGGTATAAAAAAAGGACCTTTCGGTCCTTTTTATCAGTCTTCAGCCAGTTTGCTGAAGTAAGCCAAGTCATCATCATCTTCGGCAATACCTGAATCTTCTGCTGGTGCAGGTTTACGTGGCATTGCTTTAGCCTGTTCGACTGTAGTACGTGGCGCAGGTGCAGAACCATCAACACCAAGAACTTTATCTAAACGTGCTTTCAATTCATCATATGTCTTGAAGTTTTCTGGTGCGAGGAACTCTTTGAGAGAATACTCTTTCTTCCAGATTGCTTCGAGTTTGTCATCATCATTCAATAATGCGGATGGTGACTCAAATTCAGACTTGTCATAGTTCTGATAACCTTCAACTTTACGAATCTTCAACTTGAAGTTAGCACCTTCCCACAGGTCAAATGGGTTAACTGCTTTTTCATCCTCAAACTGAGGGTTCATTGCTTCGTTGATCTTGTCAAAGATTTTCTTACCAAACTTGTAAAGGAACACTTTACCTTCATTTTGTGGATTCTTAGAATCTTCCACAATATAAACGTTGGCGATATAAGAAAGACGGCGTTTTTGTTTACGTGCGACTTCTTTGTTTGCTTCGATGCCAGAATTCCACAACTGTGTGTTGTATTCAGAAACTGGATCTTTTTGACCGAGTGTGGTCAAAGAGTTTTCAATGTACCAACCACCAGGACCCTGGAAGCCGTGATTGAAAACTTTCACCCATGGGAGTGCATCATCACCGTCAACCGATGGTTGTGGCAGGAAACGAATGACAGCATAACCGTTACCGGCTTTGTCTACTTCTGGTTTCCAGAAATGATCTTCTTTTGAGGGAGTTTCGGCAGAATTCAACTGTTCGATGGCTTTAGCCAGTTTGTCGAGGTTGCCAGAGTTGCGCTTTAGATTTGCGAATGAAGACATAGTATTTTCCTTGTATAACGTTGTATTAAATGTATATTGTTTTGTCCACATATTTCATAATGTATGAAGTATATAGGCGATTTCATATATACATCTTCAGCATAGCGATGGTAGAGATGGCATCCGTGTGAAGAATGCCAATACCACCGGCTTTATTCCAATCATCAATAACAGATTTAGTGTCATCAATGATTATAGAATCAGGTGTAGCAAATTTGTATTTCAGAGATTTACCTGGAACAAAGTTTGCTTTGTAGTTAATTCGCCGAGTGTAGAGCCACTTTTGTTTTTGTGGTGCAATTAAATCGTGAAAATCTGGTCGTGAAGTTGACGATAAAATTTGTTTTTCAATCGGCAATTTATCCAGAAATCCCAATAGTATAAAGGTGTCATCCATCATATCAAGGGTTTGAAATTCTTTATCATCAATAAACTTTTTAAAGAAACCACCAAACTCTTTATTGTTTCGGGTTTCTTCTGGTGTCACTTTAAATTTCTCTTTGTATCGCTTCGAGAAATCAGCAATCACACCATCCATATCAACATAAATCATGTTAATTGACATATTTTGTCCTTTAGAATCTTTTTCATTTTTTGTTCATCATATGAAAAGAACGGTTTGTACTTTTCACAACTTTGAGTGAAGTCCGGAAACAATATATCATCTTCAACTTTCTTTTTCCACATAGGCATAAAATTCATAAAGTCATTGAGAATGAGTATTGTTTCCTTTTTCACTTTATCATGTAAGTATAGATTATACAACAACGGGTACTGCCCGTCAACCACTTTTAACAGTTCTTCTGGATTGTTTACCGAATCAAATGCGGTAGACAAGTCCTGTTCAAAGAGATATGAGAGTGATTGTTGTGTTTTGAGCCAAACTTTGTACTCCGATTCGGCATCTTCCATCATTAAATCACCTGCCCAACATTTTGGATTGTGCAGGAGATTGGCAATATAGAAACCGAACAATTCATCTTTCTTGTATTTACGAGAAAGTTTGTAGAAATGAAACTTATCTTTTCGTAGCATGAATGCATCTTTACCAATGGAGATTTTACCATGGTACTTCACATAATCATAATTTGTTGTGAAATGGAGTTTTAATCCATGAAACAACGCAAACGCATCATAACCACCAGCTTCGTTCATATCGGTAGCTTATTCACTTTCTTAATCATATTACCGGCTTGTGCTTCGTCATTGATCTTAGATTTGATTGGCGTTGTCAGCAACGTGGCGGCTAATTCAACTTCGAATCCAGTTTCCTCACAATGCACAAGAACGGCTTCCATGTAACCAATTCGCTTTGTTTTTACAATCTCTTCAATAATAGCCGAGAACAATCTCTGTTCGTCTTTAGTAGCCATTACTTTTTACCCATCGAATAGGCAATACACACCGCATTTGCATTTGTTTCGTATGCACATTTCACAGAGATTGGATCAATACCTTTTTGAATGGCAGATTCGATATTCTTGGCCATATTGTTACGATCATTGATATTGTAGATTGTAACTCCGGCAATACATGAACATGCCACAAGTGTGATACAAACCATGAGTGTAGTAAATTCTTTAGTCATATTATAATATTCCTTTGTTTCGATTAATTTCGTCTTTTCTACTTCTGTAAAAGATGTGTCTTCCAATTTGATCTACCTTTTCTAGTTTCCATTGAGGATTAACGTAGTCTGCGTGATAATATGTTGCACCATCTGTAACATCTTTATAATGTTCGTAGTTGATGACCATGTTAACTGCTAACTGACGAATCTCATTATACAATGAAGTATTGCGTATTGTCAACCGTTTATCGGTAATATTCTTTTCACAATACCATGAGAACTGGCAAGTGCCACCGGTTTTTTGATATACCACTCCACAAATGTCATTTGCATAATTCCCTGTTTGAAGCCTATTAATTGTAACGAAAGCAACGGCCTTCTTGCCAGCTAGTGGCTCATTTGCGGCTTCAAAATACATGTTATCTGCGAGGCAAGTGACTTGCTTTTGTGTCTCTTTATCTAGAGATTCGAAACTCGCTTTGAATGGTAGTTTATAAAGATTTATATCCACCAACGAAAGAAATATGATGACTGTGGAAAATACCATGCTTAAAAGTATTGGTTTACTTTTCATGTTTTCCTTTCTAAAGCAAGTTGATTCTGTTGCTAAGTTCAACTTGCAAAACTCCGATGGGGTTCTTAGGCCACCATCAAGAAACGTGAGTCGTTTGCATTTAACTTTTTTTAGTGTTTACGTCAACTCTGACGGATAGCCGAATATAGTACTTGTTACCCTGTCGAAACTATTTCTCGCCCATCATAATTGCACTTCAAAAATTAAATTATGCAATTATGGTGGACGAGGGCGGTACTGCCCCGCCGTCCAGAATACTTTTCTTATACCAAGTTTACTATCATTACATGCACACGTTATTGTGTGCAAGTTCTTTCCCGATAGATTGTTCCATCGGCTGTTTGGAT